GATGAACGAGCGTCCGAAGCGGATCGACCGGCGCTGGGCCTACAAGATCGACCCAGGCATGCGTCTCACAGAAGAGATCTGCGAGCGTGAGTCGCCGTCCGTGAAGGAACTCCCCGTCAGGACGACGGGGATGGTTGCCCTCAAACCCAAGGTGAAGGAGCCGGTATGGCACTGACTGAAGTCGAGACACGGCTCACAGCCCTGGAAGAGCGAGTCGAATCCCTGGAGAAGGGCCGGTCGGGTCGGCGCGCCAAGCCGATCCTGGTGTCGCACACCGGGATCTGCGGCGTCGATCCGCACCGGGACTCGTCCGAGTGCCCCGATGCCAGCCTGTACCGGCGTCAGAAGGGCTGCAAGGGCACGGCGTGCCTGGCCAAGTCAGCTGAGTACTTCAAGGACTACCGGGATACCAAGGTGGTCGTGAGGCGCAAGAAGCGCTGATGCGTTGGGTTATCGAAGGGTTCTGCTACGTGATGGCGACGGCAGGCATCCTGCTGTTCATGTACGCCGTCTGGATCGGCCTCAACCTGTTCTTCTGACGTTTGGTGTGTAGTGTCACAACCAAATGCAGATTGTCGATCTGGGATTCGGCCCGTCCGAGGAAGAAGAAGAAGAGCTACGTCTTGAGGCCGAGGCCGAGGCGGCGGAAGACGCTGCCACAGAGGTGGACGAAGGTGCCATCGAGCTTGACGAGGACATGGCCAACTTCGTTGACGAGTTGTGCAAGCGCGTCATCATCTTCTGCGAGGAACTGTGGGGCCAGCAGTTCTACCCATACCAACGGGCCATGTCGTACCGGTTGATCGAATCGATGGTATTACAAGATGCCGAAGAGATCACCGGGCTGCTCGCCCGCCAGAGTGGTAAATCTGAGGTGGTTGCGACCACTCTGGCGGGTTGCATGATCCTGTTCCCGATCCTGGCGAAGACGTACCCGATCATGGAGCGCTTCAAGTACGGCCTGTGGGTGGGCCTGTTCGCCCCGGTCGATGAGCAGAGCGACCTGGTATACCGGCGTATCATCGACCGTCTCTCCAGCGAGCGAGCGGCGCACGTCCTCAACGATCCCGAGATCGCCCAGAAGCTGGACGCCAAGTCGAGAGTGCTGCGGCTGTCCAACGGCTCCAGCTGCCGCCGCCAGACGGCGAACCCCCGAGCGAAGGTCGAAGGCTCGACGTATCACGTCATTGTCATCGATGAGGCCCAGGACGCCGACACCCAGGTGATCCGCAAGTCGATCCACCCGATGCTCGCAGCGACCGGTGGGACCATCTGCAAGATCGGCACACCCGGCTACGTCAAGGGCGACTTCTACCACGCCATCGGCCTCAACAAGCGCCGAGCGAAGGGCAACCGCACCAACCACTTTGAGTACGACTACCGCACGGTGTGCAAGTACAACCCGGCCTACAAGAAGTTCATTGAGAAAGAGAAGCTGCGCCACGGCGAGGACTCCGAGTTCTTCCAGATGAGCTACGCCCTGCGGTGGATGCTCGACCGAGGCATGTTGATCACGGAGGACGACCTTGACTACCTCGCTGACAAGAGCATGCCCCTCGTACGAGCCTGGCACCGCACACCCTGCGTTGTCGGGATCGATCCAGCGCGAGTCCGTGACTCGACTGTGGTTACTGTCATGTGGGTGGACTGGGATCACCCAGACCCAGCTGGATACAAGGAACACCGCATTCTCAACTGGCTGGAGATCCACAACACCAACTGGGAAGAGCAGTACTTCCAGATCATGGACTTCCTCGACCCGTATCTCATCAGCCATGTTGGAGTCGATGCTCAAGGGATGGGATCAGCTGTCGCTGATCGAATGCAGCGACTGCTCGGCTCCCGCTGCGAAGTGACGCCGTTCAACTCCGACTCCAAGACCCAGAGCGAGCGCTGGAAGTATCTCATCCAGCTGATCCAGCGCCAGATGCTGCTGTACCCCGGCCACTCCAAGGCACGGCGCACTCGGGTGTGGCGACGGTTCCGTCAGCAGATGGCTGACGCCGAGAAGCAGATGAAGGGGCAGTATCTCATGGTCGCTGCGCCCAACGAGCGTGAGGCTCATGACGACTACGTGGACAGTGCCGCTCTGGCCTGCGCCTGCACGATGCTCGACGCCATCCCTCGCGTCGAAGTCATCGACTCACCCTTCTATCGGTAGTAGCGTCAGGCCGTGGTCCAGTACTACAAGCGTGAGACGCGCACTCAGCTGCCCAGCCAGCACCACACGCGCTTCACTGCCGTGGGTGGATCAGGCTTCTCCATCGATGAGAACAACCAGTGGGACCCCAGCCATGAGATGACCGGTCCTGGTTGGCTTCCTTCGGCGCATGTTGACGTGACACACGAACGGGAACTGCCGAACTTCGTGGAGAGCAACGACGGCAAGGCTCCGCTGGAGCCTCCGAGGTCCGAAGCCACCAAGCAGTACGAGACGGCGTCCGAGCAGACGTACGTACGGCCAGACCCCTTCGGCCCAGACCCCAGTGGCAGATCACGGACGCAGATCTATCAAGGCTCTCGTCATGCGCCGAGCGAGTTGTTCCACAACATGCCCGCACAGGTCATCGGTGCGTTCTCCGACCCGAAGATGAAGGCCACGATGCCGACGTTGCTCGGGCTGGCGGGGCAGCACACCTTGGATCGAACTGGCCGACTGCCGATGCCCGACTCGTCGCTCTCCAGCCAGAGTGCTCCGATGGTCCAGAAGGTTGTGTCTCGCGGCGCTGCGTTGCCGGTCAATCCCGAGAACCCGACGAACATGCGGACGAACAACATCAACCGCCTGAACGTCCTGCCCGTTGACATGACCAGCAACCTCGGCAAGCGGATGAAGTCGTCCGATGTCGGCAGAGGCAAGGACTTGGCCCGGTCGATCCTGCGCCCTCAGCACATGGGTGATCAGTTCGCACCTGTCCAGGGTCCACCACGACCGCCGACGCTGAGTCGTGGTCAGCAGCAACTGGATCTCTGATGGCTGCGCATGAATCGGTCAATGACCTGCAGTTCTCTCACTACCCGCCAGGAATGGGCAACCGACAGCACATGGTCACGGCCTACAAGGAGGGTCGTGAGGTGGGCAAGCTGGAGTGGACCGCCAAAGAGGTCAAGAACGTCGAGACGTACCCCGAGCACCGTCGCCAAGGAGTGGCCACAGCGCTATGGAACGAGGGGCACCGGCTCGCTGAGACGAACGCTCGCATCCCGGCACCCAAGCATTCATCACAGCGAACCAACGCTGGGAACGAGTGGGCCAGGTCGGTGGGTGGGCGGCTTCCTCGTCGCGTGACCTGATACCGGACTATGCTCCGTTTGATACCAGCCTTTCCTAGGAGGCCCACATGTCATACCGCCCAGAGAGCGGCTACGAGCACGTCATGGCGGTGAACAACACCCGACGCGGACCACTCCGCTTTGAAGAGGGCGTTGCCACCGACACCGACATCCCCAACGACTTCGGCATCGGCGCGTACGGTGATACCGGTGGCGATGGTCGCGGTCGCTCGTTCACCGTCGTCAAGGACCCAGCCACAACGATGCGTGAGCGTGCTCATGTCGGTTCATCGACGTGGATCGAAGCCCCCACGATGCTCAACGACTTCGTCATCGGAGCATCCATCGGCCAGACACCAGCGCAGTTTGAAGTCGAGTTGGGCAGCGAGCGCCGCCTGGTTCGCATCAGTCCTGCAACTGTCTCGGACTGACCGATGGCCGCAAAGCCGCGGCCTATGAAGATGGCGGTACTCAAGCCGGTCAAGCCCATGCAGCCGACGCAGGGCTTGAAGCTCGGCAACGTACCGGAGTTCAAGGCTGCCCCAGGACGTCCCACGTCCAACGTCGGGCAGTATCTCATCAAGCCGACTCCCACCTCCAAGACCGGCTACGAGATGTTGAACACCACACCGCAGGTGCTCGACCAGGCCAAGGAGCACTACTTGGAGAAGTGGGAGCTTCCACCGCCCCTGCAGCCCAAGTACCTCCGCAAGCCCGAGGTCATGGAGATCCAACGCAAGAAGGCGATCAGCAAGGGCTTCGTCAAGCCCCGCAGCTACCAGGGGTGAATAATGGCCAAGGTGAGCAAACGAGAACCACTGGTACAGCCTCCATTGCACCCTCGCGAGGTCACAGGACGACCGCCGACCTTCGGTGACTTCCCGCCGCAAGGTCAGCGGGAGGGCGCTGCGACGTTCCGCGGTATCGCTTCGCAACCGGCGACGTTGGCTGCGGAGGCTGCTGTCAACGCCCAGGGCCGCGTAGCGGGTTGGCAGGCGAAGAATCCCGGTAAGGAACTCAACGCCTACACCAAAGGCGAGTCTCGACGTGCTGAG